ATGCATCGTTTTAATTCACTAGAAAGTGCTATATCAGAAAGCCAATTATTAGAAATAGAAAAAGAAATAAACGTAGAATTGCCTAAAGATTATAAAGAGTTTTTGTTAAGAGTAAATGTTGGTATTCCAAAAGAAAATTATTTATCATTTTTTGTTGATGAATTACATGAGGAAGTGACTCTGGGTGTACTACTTGGTTGTTCAGAAAATAAAAATTTTAGCTTATTAAACTGGAATTTAGAGTATTGTGATGAACTCCCAGAGGGTTCTCTAATCTTTGCAACCGGTTATGGAGGTGGATTATTTGTAATGATTACGACAGGAGAAGACAAAGGTATATATTTTTGGGATCATTCATTCATTTTCGACCAGTCTTCAGAAGAATCAAACGTATATTTTTTGAAGGATAATTTTACAAGTTTTATAGCAGATTTATATTTCCAAAAGCTTTCGTAGAAAACTAAACTGAAAAACAAAGACGCGATAATTACCGCGTCTTTGTTTTTTATGGTATAATGAACACATGGAAATCAATCAAGCAGACTTGAGAATTCTGATAAATTTGCTTCCTTCAATTCATTATAAAAGTTTACTCGCCCAATTAGATTAATTACTGACTTGTAGTCTTCAAGAAAAGATTTTTTTGGAAACGGTATGCCTAAAGTTTCCCAACTTTGATAGGCTAACTGCTGGAAGTCCTCATTGGCCTCACCAATCATTTGAAGGATTTCATCCTTAAGTTCATGGAAAGTCTGAACAGATTTGGGAAACTCGACAGAGTTATGTTCCCATTTTCCTCCAGCAGAAAAGAAATCTCTAAATGAGCTACTGTAATAAAAGTGATTTGAAATAATAAATTCATGCGCTCTGCTGTAGTTAGCTTTAGTCGCAGAAATTAAATCTTGAGGGAATAAAATAAGCACCTCAGATTTGACTGCATTTTGAACAGAACTAGGTAGACTATTTAATGATGTGGGCTTAACAGATTCCACAGAGTCCGTAGGAGAAATAAACCATTTAACACCTGTAGTGTTTTGTTTAAGATAATTTTGAAGGAATTGGATTTTTTCTGTCTCAGTTTTAGTGCGGAGTTGATTGTATTCCTCTGCTGAGGTAAAAACGCTTGTTGGAGTATCCATGTTGATTTTGAATCTAGGACTGTGTGTAACGGAAATCGCAGACGTGACTTTCCAATATTGATTATATTTGATTAGAATATGATCATTATCAGGCTCTTTACTTCCGAAAAGTAAGTAAATCTCTTCGTAGATATCCTCACTAATGCTCTCAAGAACAGAGTTACCGTTTGTATCCCATTTTCCATTGTTGCGGCTCTTTAATTCTAGGCCGTATACCTGCTTATTAACAATCAGATCTAAATCGGGAAAGTGGTGTCCTAAATGTACCTTGTAGTCAAAGATATCTGGATTACTAATTTCACGTTTTATTTCTTCTGCTATTTCTGGAACTAATAACTCAAAGCCGTTTTGATTGCCTTTACTAACAAGATATTTTTTATCAATGGGGTTCCTAGCTTCTATTTTGGTTTTGAATTGTTCTAAAATAATATGTATATCCATAAATAACCTCCATCTGGAAAGGAAAGTAGAATGTCGAAAACTTATTTCAATCAAAATTATAACACAGTTAATACTCAAAGTATACAAGTAGAAAAAAAATCAGAGAATCTTAATGTTGTTAGCTTATTCTCGGGTGCGGGTGGAATGGATTTAGGATTTAAAGGAGGTTTTGAATATTTAGGGGAATATTATGAACCGAATCCATTTGATTTAGTTTTTGCAAACGATATTTTTAAGCAAGCTGCAGATGTATACGAGGTAAATTTTAACCATAAAGTTGAACGAAGAAGCATTGTTGAATTAGATGTTGAAGAGGATTTGCCAGATGTTTCTGTTGATGTGGTTTTAGGTGGCTTTCCTTGTCAAACATTTTCATATTCGGGTAAACGGGCAGGTTTAAGTGATGAACGTGGTCAACTATATCTCCAGATGATAAAAGTCATAAATCACTACAAACCCAAGATATTCATAGCTGAGAATGTCGATGGCATCAGAAATTCAAAGAAAAATATTGAGGGAGAAAATGTAGATAAGTCAGCTCTTAGCGTGATTTTGGATGATTTTACTGCCGCAGGATATGATGTTCAATATCGTGTGTTAACAGCGGCGGATTATGGAGTTCCTCAGATGCGACGGCGCGTCATTATAATGGGAGTAAGAAATGATTTAGGAAGTATCAACGATCAATTCTATCCACAACCTCTATTCGATGAAACAGGGGATCTAACAGGTAATAAGTGGAGAACAGCCAGAGATGGTATTGATGATTTATGGAATCGATTAAATGACCCGCTTCTCCCAAATCATACTAGTAAAGATATTTCTAAGGCAAAATTCTATCCAGGAAAGAAGATGCAAGGAAATAATCGAATTGATGCCGATAGGCCTTCTCCGACTATTAGAGCCGAGCATCATGGAAATATTGAAGCACATTACAGAACAATCCATTCAGATGAGGATGATATGTCTGGTTGGAGGAGGTTAAGTGTACGTGAATGCGCAAGGCTCCAATCCTTTCCTGATGATTTTAACTTTGTAACTAGTGCCTCGGCGGCGTATAAAGTTATTGGCAACGCTGTTCCCCCTGTGATGGCTTGGCATATTGCAAGAAGCGTTTATTACACAATTCAGAAATTGAGAGTAAAAAAATCGAAATAGTGAGAGAGGATTTGTAGTTATATTTGTGGGTCTAAAATATAGCTATCTAAAAAAATAGTATAGAGTGGTGTATGGGAAAAATGAACAATAAATTCGTAAAAATTCTAAAGCAGTCTTTCTATAACGAGCTATTCAAAGTGCTTAAATCTTACATCATACAAAATAGAACTGCCTTAAAAGTTTCTAAAACGAATCTTTTGGAAAACAAGTATGTAACCTTGGATGATTTCGATGTAAGAAGAATTCTTGCTAGTAAGAGTTCAGGGAGTAGACTGTACTCTGTATTACAAATAGTATGTTCGCTTGAAGTAAATGGATATGGAAGGTATGGCTATGAGACCGATAATGGGGAGGTATGGTTAAACGTTCATGTTAGCTACAGATTAGATGATGGAATAAAAGATTTTACGGTTGTTAGGGTTGAAGATTCAGACAATAAATTAGATTTTACTTCCGAATTTACAGATAACTTTGTCCCTATTATATCTTCTAGCAGTATGGAAACCATTGCTGAAAAGATATTAGAGAAGCATCAACCGTCTATGTTGGAAGAGCCACGTTCTTTAGATATTTCAGCACTGATTACCGCTCTTGATATCCAGCTGATTGAGCAGAAATTATCCCAAGATAATAGTATATTTGGTGAAATAGTTTTCAAGGATATGCTGATTAGGGTGTGGGATGAGGAAAATAGTCCATGTGAGATTGAAGCTTCTAAAGGTACAATAGTCGTGGATCCGACAATAAGGGACTTTAGAAATCAGGGTAGCTATAATAATACTGTTGTTCATGAAATAGTTCATTGGATATTGCATCGAAACTATCAAGAATGTAGAATGCTTATTGGTGGTGATGCAGGCACATCTTTTGTCGATAGTGTTTGTGAGGTGAATGTAAAGTGGGCGGACGCTGACTGGATGGAGTGGCATGCAAATGGGATAGCTCCTCGTCTATTAATGCCAAGGAAAACAACCAAGGAGAAAGTGAATGAACTCTTTACCGAGTATTCGCTTAAGTATCCTGAGAATGCGAAGACTAACATGTTTGAGCAAGTTATTGATGATATTGCAGATTTTTTCCAAGTTTCTCGGTTTGCTGCTAAGATTAGACTACAACAACTAGGATATAAAGAATTTGAAGGTATCTATAACTTTGTTGGCGATCAGTATCTTCGAAGCTACTCGTTTGAGTTGAAGGCATTGGCCTCAAATCAGACATTTACAATTTCATTTCCAAATGCCTGTCTTCTAAATTTCAAAAATGAGAAATTTAGAGAATTGATGGATTCGCAACGCTATGTTTATGTAGATTCACATTTTTGCCTAAATAATTCGAAGTATGTCACTATGGTTGATTACGGCATCTATGAAATGACTGACTACGCATATGAACATATGGATGAGTGCTGTCTGGTATTCGATATCTATTATAAAAATGATAGAAAAAAAGATATTCCCATCACAATTTTTAATGAGTATATCATGTATCGAGGTAAATCCTCTGTTGACATTGAAGTAGACTTTTCAGATTATCTCTCCATTGTAGATGGAAGGATTGAAGTTCGAGATGGTGAAATATTTAAGGAACTCGCAAAGATTGTTGATGAGTTGCCGGGTTCTTTTACTAAAACATTGGTCTATCATAGGGACAGAAAGGAACTTACTCAGGAGGAGCTAGAGGAGGCATCAGGTATTAGTGTTTCAACTATTCGTAGGTTAGAGACTAAAAGTGATGCTAATAGAAGCGTTGAACATATGATGGCATTGTCTCTTGGAATGAAACTATTTCCAACTTTGAGTTTCGACTTGGTTGATAAAAGCGGAACCTCCTTCAGAGATGAGAATGTAACTCACTTAGCCTATAAGATGGTATTAAATAATATGTATCATAAAGGTGTTCAGGAATGCAACAGCTGACTCATTGAGATGGGAATTCCAGGTTTTTTGAAAAAAGAAGAGAAAAAATAAACTTTTACCGCTCAAAATTTGAGCGGTCTTTTTTTATGATCAAATCAGAGTATTTCACTTTGCTGGAACCGAAATTCATGGCAAATCGTTCAATAACCGGTTATTTTTTGCTCTGTCAAGTTACTAATACTAAAGCTATACTACTATTATAGAATTAGTTGTCCGGTATATGACAGTAAACTGTACCTTGTCACCTTTCAAAAGCCTTGGCCCTGATCAAGCATAACATAAACGAGGCTTTTGAAAGATTACCGTCAGATTTTTTATGTTGCTGACTGCATTAACGGAGGAAACTCTAAATGTGGTTATTTAACTATTATATGAAGACGTTGGCAGTTTGCTCCGTTATAGAAATTAACGGAGACAAAAAATGTCAACATATGTCAAATTACGCCAATTTTGCCAAAAGCAAACAAACTCTACCCAATATCCATTTGTCGAGGGGCAGGTGTTAGCCCCCATGCTCGTTTGGGACTATCAAATGATATTGGATATGAAACTCAAACGAGAGACGTTGAAAACCTTGAGTTATGGAGGGCATAAGGTGCAAGTAGCCTTTATCCCTGTTGATGAAAGCGAACAGGAAATTTCGATACAGTGCTATTATCGGGATGTGAACGAGTATCTATCAGATTATCGAAATGATAAACGAAAATTCCAGCTTTCCTTTGTGTCATTTGAAGCATGGACTGAAATTGAAACTGATGATGGACTAATGTGTCTAGATGTTCCAGATGATAGTTCCGATTTTGAATCCTTTCTCGTGAATGAAGAATTCAAATCTTTCATCCTTGAATTAGATAAAGCCGATGAACGATTCGGTAAAGTACTAGAAATGCTTAGTGTTGGACATACTAAAAATGAAGTTATTGACAGTCTTGATTTGAAAAAATCACAAGGTTATCACTTAATTAAGAAGGCTTTAGAAGCACTAGAAATCTTTTATAAATAATAGCTATAGCAAGCAGTTCCTCCAACTTATGGAAGAACTGCTTTTTAATCTTTTTGATAAAAGTCACATTCATACCCATCGGCACGGAGGAAAATATCCTTCATCCAGTTTGGGACATTGGCCATCTGAGTGGCGATATCTGATACTGATGCATCCTCCTCTGCTTCAATAATCACTTCATCGTGGACACGACCGACAATTGTTTCATTGTATAACAATCGCATGGCATAAGCTAGTAAATCACGACTGATGGCCTGGACTATATTCTCCACAAATTTCGGACCATAACTTTCAATGCGATCCCATTTTTTTCCTGTCGCAACACCTTCATAGGTGACTGATTCACCACCAAATTGATTCTCTCCTATCTTAGGCTTGACATAGGATAATCGACGACCAGACGGTAAAGTAATGAATAACAAGCCACTCTTGACTTCAAAGGTAATGCCATGGGTAGAAGTCTTGATTTTTTGTTTGACGGCTCTCTTTATTTCCTTATCGACATCCCACCAGAACAGGACGATATTGGGGTTGGACTGTCGCCACGCATCCACGAGAGGTTGGAGTTCTTCCTCCTCTAGTCCCATATCAAGAGCCCCCATTGCTTTTAACGCACCAACTGATCCGCCATAACCAAGAGCCAACTCTGCGATTTTTCCTTTCTGACGTAGGTGGCTATTGACACCGTGCTTTTCTACAGGAACGTGGAACATTTTGTTGGCGCTGGCGCAGTAGATATCATCCCCACGCTCAAAGACCTTACTTCGCCAAGTCTCGCCTGCAAGGTGGGAGAGTACCCTAGCTTCAATGGCTGAGAAGTCACACACGATGAATTTCAATTTTTCATCAGGTATGAAAGCAGTGCGGATAAGTTGGGAGAGTGTGTCCTGGGTATCATATAGTAATTCAACTGTTTCTTGGTCACCAGTCTTAAAGAGTGCTCTAGCTTCCTCTAGGTCACTCAAATGGTTTTGGGGGAGATTTTGAAGTTGCACTAATCGACCTGCCCAACGACCAGTTCTATTCGCTCCATAGAATTGGAACATGCCTTTGGCTCGTCCGTCCTTGCAGATACAGTTCATCATAGCTTGGTATTTAGAGACACTTGATTTAGCTGCCTTCTGGCGGAGCCTGAGAACCCTAGCAGTCGTTTCATCAACTATTTTTACCAGTTCATTAACAGCTTTCTTATCAAGTGAATCGGTAGTGACACCATGGCTACGAAGCCAGCCAATCATCTGTTGAACGGAGTTCGGGTTATCTAATCCAGTAAGTTCTTTCAACTCAGCTTGGATTTTTTCTTTGCTGATGCGGTCGATGTTAAGAGCAGACTGAACAAACTCCTTATCAATCTTGATTCCCCTGTCGTTGATGACTTGATCCTGAAGATATTCCTCCCAGATAAAGTCAGGGACAGGGAATTTTTTCAGCTTGTCTTTGATTGCTAATTCAACCTCAACGTCACGTTTGTTGTATTGAATGAAATCGCCCCATTTATCTGGTGCGTGATGTGGATGGTTACGTGTCCGCCCCCCGTTGACCTTAGTTGGAGAACAAGGTAAGCAGAAGTAGCGAATTAAGTCTTTTCCTGATGTGAGTTTTTGTTTATCCAGTCCAAGAACGCTACCCACACCTTCAAGAGATAGTGGCAACCCCATATAGGCAGACCAAACCATGCTACAACGCCAAGAGGCAGGAGATAGGAAGTTTTCGGTCAATAACTCTGGGTGGTGTTTATTGAGCCAGTTAGAGAAGCAGACACGTTCAAAGTTGGCATTGAATGCCCACTTGATAATCTCATCGGAAACAATAGCATCAATAATATGACTAGGTAAATTCTCCTTGGTTAGATCATAGACAGTCACAGGTCCGCTGTCGGTAGATACTGCCACTAGAAGAATCTCAAAGGAATCGTCTTCTGAGTATCTATAAACACCAGCCTTTCTAAGGTCTACTTCGGAATAGCTCTCAATATCGATTGATAGTTCTTTCATCTTGTCCTCCAAAACAAGGGTAGTGTTTTTGCTTCACTACCCTATTATTTACTTATTTGTCCGTTCTTTCCGCTCTTTCAGCTTTCGTCTGATAAAAGAGATGAGGTCGGTTAGGTGAACTAGATAGATTCCCAAAATCCATCCAAGTGTTGCCCCAAAACATGTCGAAAGCATAAATCGTTCAAATTCAGTCATCATATTCTCCTTATTTATCTTGAAACCATTTCGCTGATGGAAATAGTAGGTGTAGTGCCATTTTTGCTTTTATTAAGAACCACTTTATCATTGCTACCCAAGCGTATGCCCAGACTAGAAATAGAATGGTGTAAAGTGTAGCTTGCGTTATATAGTTCATCAAATCAGTCAGTATTGTCATTTGTTCTCCTTTTACATGAAACAGTAGGGTGGGGATTGCCCACCCACTGGTTTAGCTTAGTTCAAAAAGTCATCATCATCTTCAGTCGCAAAGTCGTCCTGTGCACGAGTACGTCCACCAAGAGGTTCACCGTCACGGAGTTTCTGAAGGTTGTTCAGCCCACAGGCAATTCCCTTATTACCATTTGAGTTGAAGGCATAGAAGGAGATGGACGCACGACCATAGATACCAGAATAGAGTTCTGATGTGTCAATGATTTCTTGACGGTTGGCATCTACCACACCCGGTTTATGTGGCGAGTTAGCGTTGACGAAGTAGGCGTTTTGGTATGCTGCATCATCAGGACGTTCCAAGTCACCGTCACGGAGTGGGGTCTTAATCACAGATAGTGCTGGAACGGTCTTCCCGTTGCCTTTGAGTTTAGACTCACCATCTTTGTAGGCAAGCTCAATGGCTTCGTGAATTTTATCAATGGTTGCTGTATCATCTTTAGGAATGATAAGCGACACACTGTATTTGGGTGTTCCACCATTGATGGATTTAGGCTCGTTGGCATTCAAGTAGCTGAAACGAGTGTTTGGACCAGTGATTACTTTTGTTGTTTGTACTTTTGTTGACATGTGTTATACCTCATTAAAATCATTTGTTGCTAGGTTCATTTCTTGACGACTATCGTCAATTGGAACAAGTTGTGGTTTTCCGCTTGGTTTGAAGATAAGACCACCAAGCAGGTCGTTGAATTGTTTCTTGCCAAGGAGTTTAGTCATGGCAGTGATGGTTAGAAGTTTCTTCTCGTAGGGATCGAGTCCAATTCCAAGGACGGCTTGAGCAACCTTACTTTCATCTGTGAATTTACGAGTGGAACGTCCCTCTACCAGTTTGTAGCCCGGTATGGTGCGGCCAGATGTTGCCTCTTCATAGGCATAGGCTTTGACATCATTAGCCCAACTAGTGAGTTGGTCAATCTTTGGAAGAATCTCTGCGATGTCTTGAGCGTCCAGAGTGCTTGGGTCTGCGAATTCCATTTTGGCTAGTGCAAGATTGTCCTCTGCTCGTTTACGGCAGACTGCTTTGAGTTTGCAGAACTGACAGTGTTTACCAGACTGCATTTCCCCTTGCCCCTCGAAGGCAAGTTGTGCTTTTGGAGCGAGTTCTTTCTCCGCCCAATCAAGGAGTTCATCTTTTGTCAGTTCAAAAGTTGAGATATTTCCTCGTCTGGGTTGAAAGATGGTCATGGTGATTGTCTCTATTTCATAGATCTCTTCAAACATGTCCAAAGCCCCCAAAGCGTAGCACATCATTTGTGGGTTATGGTCAGCATCAACCAATATGCCTAATCCGTGCTTGTAGTCGATGACTTGAAGAAGTCCATCTGCGACAATCACACAGTCTCCTGTTCCGAAGCCATCGGGTACCCATCTGGCAAAGTTGAGACGTTGCTCAATTAAAACCAGTGGATCTGGTGAACGTGACTTGGCAATTTCAATTTGACCTAAGACATAGTTGCGATATTCCTCGGCACATTCCTGCATTTCCTCAGAATAGTATTCCAAACTTGCAGTTGGGTCACGCGCCTTTCTGCCGAGTGCATTTTCGACCAGATAGGCGCATAGCTCGTGAGCATCCGTTCCCTCTTGGGCGAAAGAAGAAGTTTGGTCTTCTATGTGTTCCGTTAGTCGAACACTGGGTGGACAAAGCATCCAACGTGCTGCCGAAGAAGCGGATAGGACAGCGTGACTAGTCATTACCAATACCTCCTGCCTCTTCAATAACAGCTCCGTAGTGTGTTGCATCTAAGGTAGAGAGTGATTCTGCACCGTAGGCTTTTAGGAGTGCTTTGACTTCCTCCTTGAATCCACCTGCTGCTTTTCTAACTAGAACCTTGCGGACATCTTCTTTGGTAAAGGTTGGAGCAGGTTCTTTTTCTGCTACCTTTGTTTCCTTTGGACTAAGCAAGTCTTGAATGTCAAAACGGATGGTTTGATTACGTTGCGTAATTTCAATAATGGTGCGGTTGTTCTGTTCTAACTCTGCAAGCAGACTAGCAATTTTCTTCATTTGACTCATGGTTGTCTTCCTCCTTAATTTTCGTGGCGAGCCGTTTTGAGATGACGCTGATGGCGATTAAGGTATCAGCCAATTCCTCGTCATGAGTGACGGTTGTTGCTTTATCTGTCATTTCTATAACCTCCTGTATTTTTCTAAGAGAACCTCTCTCTACCTTACTAAGTAGGATTGAGAGAAGTTTTTCCGCTTTCCAAGAAAAATTTTTATTTTTCATTTGCGATTTTTTACCCTTACACCTTACTAAGTGAGTTTAGATAGAATTTTTCCGCTTTTTAGGAAAGATTTTTCAAAAATATTTGTTTCAGGCATACGCACCACCAAAAACAAAAAACAATCTTCCTTGGACATATAAAGGAAGATTATTTTTTGAAAAAATTTTTTATTTGAGCGGAAAATCTGACTTCAAACTTACTTAGTAAAGTAGAAGGGTATTTCCCTAATGAAACTTTTTTTGGAGGAAGACGATGAATTTTACTCTATTCACCTCAGGTCAGACTGGAAATCAGATGACCACTCACTATCCTAATCAAGTTGGTGTAGTAGATGAACAGTCATTAAGACAAGCAGTACAGTTTGACCATGTGGCAGCCAGCTACCAAAACAACACGCGCTCCACCGCAAACTTTCTTCATTCGGACGTTGTAGTTATGGATATTGATAATGACCATACGGAGAATCCAAGTGACTGGATAACCGCAGATATGCTTGAAGAAATATTTGATGATTACCAATTTGCCTTGGTAACCAGTCGCAATCATATGCTTGTGAAAGGTACGAAAGCGGCTAGACCAAAGTATCATATCTATTTTCCTATTGAAACAATCACTGATGCTCAAACCTATGTAGCACTCAAGGAGGAACTGGTTAATCAATATGGCTTTTTCGATGATAATGCCAAGGACGCAGCACGTTTCTTCTTTGGCAATCCACAATCAGAAGTTCTTTGGCATGATTCATGGCTGACCATTGATGACATCTTGACCACAAGTTCAGTTGATGTAGAAGAGGACTTTGATGCAGACTTCTATACACCTCCTACTGGTCCAATTACACAAGGCAGTCGCAACAGTACCATGTCTGTCTTCGCGGCAAAAATTCTCAAACGTCTAGGTGTTACTCAAGAAGCTCGTGCAGGATTTGATGAACAAGCTGAGAAGTGTGTGCCTCCTTTAGATAAGGCAGAGCTGGATACCATATGGGGAAGTGCAGTGCGTTTCTACAATAAAGCCATCAAAGGCTCAGAGGGCTATATTTCTCCTGATGACTACCAGCGTGGAAGTATGGAACCTGATGATTATTCGGATATTGGTGAAGCAGGACTCCTTGCTCGTGAATTTGGTGATCGTATTGCCTTTACCCGTGAAACTGATTATTTGGCTTTTGATGGGAAACACTGGGTTGAGGATGAACAATTGGCTATGCGTCAAATCCATCAATTTCTCGATATACAGCTGGAGGTTGCTGTTTCAAAACTTGAAGCCGCAAAAACAAATCTCAAACTAGCGGGTGTTGAAGAAAAAGTGATTCGCCAAGGTGGTAAGAAACTAGAAAATGCCATTGAGACACCAAAACAAATGATTGCCTTTCAGGAGTATAAGGGTTGTCTTGAGTTCTATAAGTTCGTCATGAAATACCGTGATTATCGAAACCTATCTGCAATCGCAAAAACCGCCAAGCACATGGTTCGAATGAGTGTATCTGACTTAGATAAGAACGAACTCTTGCTCAATACTCCAGAATTTACGATTGACCTATCAGAAGGTCTTACTGGTGTGAAGGAACACGACCCGGCTGACTACCTAACTAAAATGACAAGTACATCACCAAGTGACAAGGGGAATGAACTCTGGCAGGAGACACTTCAGGTATTCTTCTGTGGTGACCGAGAATTGATTGACTATGTCCAAGTGATAGTCGGCATGGCTGCTATTGGCAAGGTGTACCAAGAGCACATGATTATTGCCTATGGCAGTGGTGCAAATGGGAAGTCTACGTTTTGGAATACTATCGCACGAGTCCTTGGAAACTATTCTGGGAAATTATCTGCGGATGCCCTGACCATGAGTGTTAAACGTAATGTTAGTCCTGAAATGGCAGAACTAAAAGGGAAACGATTGATTATTGCTTCTGAAATGAGTGAGGGGATGCGGCTCAATACTGCCATGGTCAAGCAACTCTGCTCGACAGATGAAATCTTAGCCGAGAAGAAGTACAAAGCTCCTTTTCACTTCGTACCGTCACACACACTTGTGCTCTACACAAACCACTTACCAAAAGTTGGAGCGAACGATGATGGGATTTGGCGGCGTTTAATCGTCATCCCCTTTAATGCCAAAATTTCAGGTCGTTCGGATGTAAAAAATTTTGCGGACTACCTCTACGATGAAGCATCTCCAGCAATTCTGACGTGGATTGTGGAAGGGGCAGAGAAAGCCATCAAAGCTAATTTCAAGTTGACGCTCCCAAAAGTAGTCGAACAATCCGTGTCTGCCTATCGTGAAGCCAACGACTGGATGGGGCAGTTTTTAAGCGATTGTTGTGAAGCAGATGATAGTTACACCGAAAAGTCTGGAGAGCTATACAACCAGTATCGTTCCTACTGTGTTCGAATGAATGAGTACACGCGCAGTACCGGTGATTTTTATGCAGCCTTATCAAACGCTGGTTACACCAAGAAAAAGACTAAAAAGGGGATGATTGTCCAAGGATTGAAACTAAAAGAGGATGATGATTTCCTTAATTAGGGGTGTAGCTTGGTGCAAGTCGCTGGTGCCTGGTCCAACTCCAAGGTGCAGGTGGTGATAGTCAAAAACAAACTATTTTGCCGAATTGAAAATTTACTCCATTTGTAATTCTGAAAAAAGTTTGTGAAACGACCCTATCGACCTGCACTTTCGCCAAAAGGTGCAGGTGTAGAAGGTCATATACAAAAGTCGCCATAGGAGTTTTTAGGGTGCAGGTGTAGTTGGTCTTTTCTATAACTTGTATATAGTAAAAAAATAAAAAAGAAAAAGGAATATAGAAAAGTAATGGAACTGAGGTTCTACACCTGCACCCTAAAATTTGATGTAAATTGGTCGAGGTATTGAAGTGACAGAAAAAGCAGTTGAACAAAAATTGATTGATGCAGTGAAAGCAAGAGGTGGGATTTGCCCTAAGTGGGTGTCTCCTAGTTTTACTGGTGTACCAGATAGGCTTGTCTTTCTCCCTGATGGGAAGTTTGGCATGGTGGAAGTGAAGCGACCAAAGGAGAAACCCCGTCCCTTGCAACTATCAAGACATAGACAGTTGGAAAGACTAGGATTTACAGTCTATGTCCTAGATGGGATTGAGAAAATTGGAGGAATTTTAGATGCAATTGAAGCTACATGACTATCAAGTAGTCACCAAGGACTTCATCATAAGGACACCCTATGGTGCAGTCATCCTAGACATGGGGATGGGGAAAACAGCCACAACCCTGTCCGCAATTGATGAGTTAATCTATGATCGCTTTGAGGTGAGGAAGGTCTTGGTTATTGCCCCACTAAGGGTCGCAAGCACAGTTTGGAGTGACGAAATTGAGCAATGGGCTGAGTTGCAGCACTTACGCTATTCGAAAATTATCGGAACACCAAAACAAAGACTTGTAGCACTACAAACTGATGCGGATATTTATATTGTCAATCGTGAAAACCTGCCTTGGCTGGTAAAACAATGTCACCCCTATTTCAAGTGGGATATGGTGGTGATTGATGAATTGAGTTCCTTCAAGTCATGGCAGTCAAAACGCTTCAAGGCCTTTATGGCCATGCGTCCATTCATGAAACGTGTCGTTGGTCTGACAGGCACACCATCCTCTAATGGTTTGATGGATTTGTTTGCGGAGTTTAAGGTTATCGATGGTGGAGAACGACTGGGTCGGTTTATTAGCGAGTACCGTAGTCGTTACTTTAGAGAAGGTCGGCGAAATGGTCATGTGGTATATGACTATATCCCAATGGACTATGCGGAAGCCCAAATCTACGACAAGATTGAGGACATTACCATCTCCATGAAAGCCATGGACTATTTGAAAATGCCTGAGTTGATTTCAACCAAGAAAGTAGTTCGCCTATCCAAAAAAGAAAAGGCGGCTTACGAACAATTTCAGAAGGACTATGTCTTCCCTGAGCTGGACGAGATGGAGGTGACTGCAGCGAATGCTGCAAGTCTGTCTAACAAACTCACGCAGATGGCTAATGGAGCTGTTTACTCAGATGATGGGGCAGTTGTGCATCTACATGACCAAAAACTAGATGCCTTAGAGGATATTCTTGAAGCAGCCAATGGTGAGCCAGTTCTTGTAGCCTACTGGTTTCAACATGATTTGAAACGCATCAAGGAACGACTGATAGGACTAAAGGTAAATGCACGAGTCCTAAAAACGGAAGTAGACATTCGTGATTGGAACGCAGGGAAAATTACCGTGGGCTTACTTCACCCAGCTAGTGGTGGTCATGGTCTTAACCTTCAAAAAGGTGGGCATCACTTAGTTTGGTTTGGATTGACTTGGTCACTAGAACTCTACCAACAAACCAATGCACGACTTTGGCGACAAGGACAACAATCTGAAACTGTTGTGATCCAACACATTGTTACTGAAGGAACTATTGATGAGGATATCCTTCAAGCCTTGTCGGATAAGGATGAACTTCAATCACGCTTGATTGAGGCAGTGAAAGCGCAAGTGGGAGGACGAGATGGATAAAGCAGAGTATATGTTAACCAATTACCATCAGCTAAAGGAAGATTTGGAAATTTTGGAATATCGGTTACGGAACTTTAAGCCAGTTACGGAAAATGAAGTCATTTCTTCTTTGGTTTTTCAGCGTTCTGATGAACCAAAGGTTACAACAACTCCAACCAATCAACGCTCAGAAATGATTGCTCTCAGTTTCCGTGAACAAATGGTCCAAGAAAATGAAGAACAAATTGCTGACCTAACCCAACGTTACCTTCGTTTGGCAAAGGAATTAGAAGTATTTGAAATGGCAGTGCGATTTCTAAAAGGTGAACTGGCAGAATTTGCCCAAGAGCTAATGAAACCGAATTGTAACTGGGATCTTATCATGCGTGAGTTTCACATCAGTAGAGGGACAGTATACAATTGGCGTCAGAAGGTGCTGGACCATATTAGGCAGGTCTATATCAAAATTGGACACTCTCTTGAGATGAATTTCTAGAAAGTTGAACTCTACCTGAACTGAAGTTGAACTGGAAGTGAACTCAGGCTGAACTCAAACTGAACTATGTCTGAACTCATTTTGAAGAAATTTTTGGTAGAATTGTAGGTGGAAAAAAAGATAAAAAATCTTGCAGAAATGACTGGATATATCTCCGCTTTAGAGTTAATATGTACACAACAAAAGCAAAGGAGACAAGACCATGACAACAGCAGAAATATTAACCAAGATTGCCCAAGAGCACCTCAATATTGAGACGTTGGAGAAACGTTGGTCAGACAACCTAGACTTTCACGATTGCTCAGTATGGAGCATTAAAAGCGCCCTTGAGGCAGCCTACGAAGCAGGCAAGAATTCAAAATAAACCAAAGGGTAACCCAAAAGCGGGTTGCCTTTTTTAGTGGAGGAAGTATGATTTTTACAAGTGAACAAGTATCACACGGTCATCCAGATAAAATCTGTGACCGTATTTCTGACGCCATTGTGACCGAGTGCCTTAAGCACGATAAGAATAGTCGTGTGGCAGTAGAAACCTTAATAAAAGATAACCAAGTGGTTTTGGCGGGTGAAGTAACAACTCTTCACCTCTTTGATGCGAAAGCAATCGTCCAATCAATTGTTGAACCATTGGGTATCAAGGATGTGCAGGTCACTAACCTCATTGGTCTACAAAGTCCTGATATTGCACTTGGTGTTGATACTGGTGGTGCTGGTGACCAAGGTTTGATGTTTGGCTATGCGACTGATGAAACTCCAGAGTATTTGCCACTACCTTATGTCCTAGCAACTCGTGTACTGGAAAGGCTACAAGCTCTGAAATCCCCCTTCTTGTTAAGTGATGCCAAGGCTCAGGTAAGCTACGACTATGACAAGAAACGAATTGATACTTTCCTTGTCTCCATCCAGCATACTGAAAATGCTAGTCGCAAGAAAATCAAAGCCATTGTCAAACAAGCTATGAAGCAAGTCGCAAAAGTCTACAACCAAAACACTGATTTCAAAGTGTTGGTCAATCCTACAGGTCGATTTGTACTAGGCGGTTCTTATGCGGATGCAGGAGTAACTGGTCGAAAGATTATTGCGGATACCTATGGTGGTTTCTGTCGTCACGGTGGCGGTGCTTTTTCTGGAAAAGATCCAAGTAAGGTAGACAGGTCTGGAGCATACATGGCTCGAAAGATTGCGAAGGACATTGTGCGAGAAGGTTATGCCAAACGCTGTGAAGTACAACTAGCTTATGCCATTGGAAAGAAACATCCTGTATCGGTTTCAGTTGATACCTTTGGGACAAGTAAAGGATACACTGATAGGAACTTGGTCGACATGATTCGATTGAGGTATGACCTAACTCCAAAGGGAATCATTGAAGAGCTAGGTTTGTTGGATGTAGATTACAACCTAACCTCAAGCTATGGTCACTTTGGGAAGTCTTATCTTCCATGGGAACAGTAAGATGCCAAGAAGACCTAATACCCCATGCAAGCAAAACGGTTGTCCTCGTTTAGTAGTTTATGGAAACAAGTACTGCGAGGACCACAAAAGCCTTCATGCACTTGATAGTAAGACCACCAAGGAGAAAGGCTACACTTCACGCTGGAACAAAGCAAGGTCTAGGTACTTGAAGCTCCATCCCCTCTGCGTTCATTGTCAAAACAAGGGTATCCTAACCAAGGCAAGAGTGGTGGATCACATCACTCCTCACCGAGGTGACCAAGAACTCTTCTGGAACGAGAATAACTGGCAGGCTTTGTGTAAAAGTTGCCATGATAAGAAAACAGGAAAGTTTGACCGATTGGTGGAATATTCCTATCGATTCTAGATTTTTGTTCGAGGGGGGGAGGGGGGATAGAATCTCTACAGCCTTAATGCCAAAAGACCGACGCCCCCTCAAACGTGCATTTTCGCAAAATTCGTTAGGGGCATACCGAAAACAGCTAAAAAGTGACGTGAATCATTATGGTGTCAATCTTTCTAGCAGGGTAAGTATCGTTTGCTAGTGTCAGTTTTAGCCTGTTTTTGAAGGGGTAACTAAGTGAAAAATAGAGAAAATAACCATTTTTAGTACTTGGAGGAAAACAAATGAACGATAATCAGCGGAGAGGCATTTGGAAACTTAGGCGAGATGGATTTGGCTATGGTGCCATTGCTCAAATGTTAAATCTGTCTCTTGGTTCGGTGAAGCAATATTGCCGTAGATACCCAGAGTTAAAAGGAATGGGTCAGTTCGTCAAGTATCAGCTTGATGAAGGAGAACATCCTTATTGTAAGAACTGCATGAAAAAATTACACCATGCAGTCCAAGGAAGACCTAAAAAGTTCTGCTCGAATAGATGTCGAGCGATTTGGTGGCGAAACCATCAAAGCCAACACGACAAAACCAAAATGGCATACGATGAATTGACTTGCCAAAACTGTGGCAGGTCTTTTTTATCCTATGCCAACCCAACAAGGAAGTTCTGCGAACACCCTTGTTACATTGAATACCGATTTAGAAAAGGAGTAACATATGCCAACTCAACCAAGCATGGAGATTAAGGAACTCCCTCTGAGTGATTTAAAACCAGCTTCTTATAACCCTCGAAAGAAACTGAAGAAGGGGGATAAGGAATACGAAAAGATTAAACAAAGCCTACTTAAGTTTGGCTATGTAGACCCCATCATTGTCAACAAGGATTTGACGGTAATTGGTGGCCATCAACGATTGACTGTATTGAAGGACTTAGACTATGAAACTGCCAAATGTGTCATTGTCGATTTATCCAAGGAAGATGAAAAGGCATTAAACATTGCCCTTAACAAAATCACCGGTCAATGGGACGACCAGCTTTTGGCGGATTTGCTTTTGGATTTACAGGAGTCGGATTTCAATCTCGACTTGACTGGTTTTGAACCACCAGAAATTGATGACATTCTCTCCAACATTCATGACAAGGAGTTATCTGAAGATGACTTTGATGTGGACGAGGAGTTGAAGAAACCAACGGTCGCAAGACGTGGGGACGTCTGGCAACTTGGTAAACACCGAGTGATTTGTGGTGACTCCACTAAGGCAGAAACCTACGACCAACTTTTAGGTGATAAGAAAGTCAATCTTGTTGTGACAGACCCGCCGTATAATTGCGATGTTGAAAAGACGGCAGGTAAAATTCAAAATGACAATATGGGTGATTCTGAATTTTATCAGTTTCTTTTAGCTATGTTTACTCAAGTTGAGAACCACATGGAAGCTGACGCCTCAATCTACGTATTTCATGCGGATACGGAAGGATTGAACTTCCGTAAGGCATTTAAGGATGCTGGTTTTTATCTCAGTGGATGTTGCATTTGGAAGAAGAACTCATTAGTGCTTGGACGTAGTCCTTATCAATGGCGACATGAGCCAGTCTTATACGGGTGGCGTCAAAAAGGCAAACACCAATGGTTCAGTGACCGTAAACAGACGACCATTTGGGAATACGACCGTCCTAAGTCCAGCAAAGACCATCCAACCATGAAACCGATTCAGCTCATGGCTTACCCTATTCAAAATTCATCCATGAGAGGGACTTTGGTATTGGATCCTTTCCTTGGGTCTGGGTCAACCCTCATTGCGGCAGACCAGACAGGACGTATCTGTTATGGGATTGAACTTGATGAGAAGTTTGTGGATGTCATTGTGAAACGCTACATGGAAGCGGCTGGCGACCAAACTGTCAAGGTTGTTCGTGACGGCAAAGAAATCAAGTATGCGGATTTAGTTGAGGTGAAGGTATGAGTCAGTTGACCTTTATTGATTTCTTCGCTGGTATTGGTGGCTTTAGAAGTGGACTTGATCTGGCTGGAATGACATGTATCGGTTATTGCGAAAAGGATAAATTTGCGGTTAGAAGTTACCAAGCCATGTATGATACGGAAGGAGAATGGTATTCAGATGACATTACAAAACTCAAGCCAGATGACATTCCAAAAGCAGATCTCTGGTGTGCGGGAAGCCCTTGTCAAAATGTGTCTATCGCAGGAAAGCGAGCCGGCCTATACGGTGAACGAAGTGGACTCTTTTTTACATTTGTTGACCTCATCCAGAGCCAAAAAGAAGAAGATAAACCCGAATGGGTTCTCCTTGAAAATGTTAAGGGACTTTTATCAAGTGGCGGGGGACGAGATTATCTCGACTATCTCTCTATCTTGGACCAAGCAGGGTACGACCTTGAATGGCAAGTGTTCAATTCCAAAGATTACGGAGTTCCACAAAACCGAGAACGTGTCTACACTATCGGACATCTTAGAAGCCGAGGTAGACGACAAGTACTACCTATCCAGCCAGAAAGCTGTGGCAATCTTAAGCAACTTGTAGGTGGTGTTCAGGGAGAACGTATTTATGATGTCTCTGGTGTTTCAACTAGTCTACTTGCCAATTCGGGCGGTAGTGGGGCAAAAACGGGGCTTTACCTGATTGACCAATCGACAACCAAACCGCTACTGACAGTCCAAGCACGTTGCCTCACAGCGCGTTACACGGCAGGCTCTACTAAGAGGACAGCAATGAACTCTGGTGTCATGGAAGTTCAACCTATTCTAACCCCTGACCGAGTACAGAAAAGACAAAATGGTAGACGAGTGAAGGATGAAGGTGAGCCTATGTTTACCTTAACATCTCAAGACCGACATGGAGTTCTTGAAGGTATTAAAGTACGCAATGGTACAAAGCAAGGATACCAAGTGGCAGAACTTGGTGACTCTGTTGATTTATCCTATCCAGCGTCTCCAACAAGGCGAGCTAGAGTAGGTAAAGGCATAGCTCATAATCTTTCTTGTAGTGGTCAAATGGGAGCTGTGGTATGGAATGGACGGATGGTAAAAATCAGACGGTTAACTCCTCGTGAATGTTTTAGATTGCAAGGTTTCACGGATGACCTCTTTGAGAAAGCACAAGCAGTTAACTCTGATGCTCAACTCTATAAACAAGCTGGTAATGGTGTCACCGTAACCGTTGTTTATGCGATTGGGAAGGCTATTCTTTCTTCAGAGAACGATGGTTAAGACTGGATAGTATTCCATTCTAATGGTAATATACAGCTACCAAAAGAAAGGATAAGCATTATGGATGTATGTGCCAAAGCAAGAGTTCAACAACTATTCCCAGTTGGCTGTCGTGTTAAACTTCTGGAAATGGATGACCCATTTCCGCCACCAATAGGAACACTTGGAACTGTCTATGGACATGACGATCTAGCCTCGGTCTTAGTCCATTGGGATAATGGCAGTGGATTAAGCGTTGTCTATGGTGTGGATAGAATTGTGAAAGTTGATTAAAAAGATGTGGGAATTCGTAACTTTTGAAAAATATGGTAGGGAGTATGTTTGTGATTTTCTTAGGGAGTATTCAACGGACATCAGCTATATTGATGGCGGATGGATTGCTAATCTCATGATAAAACGTGATGGTCAGCTTGTGTATTCCTATAACCTTGGACTTTTACTAGATGAAATGGATGAAACAGATAGGACAGTTTACGAAGAAATAATCTCTGATTATAATTGATAAAATGAATCGACAAGGTCTCAACTGAGGCCTTTTTACGTGTCACAAAAATGGAAGATTGGAGGTGAGCGGCCTGGCACAACGTGGACGTAAACCAAAACCTACTGGTTTAAAAGTTCTTGAAGGTAATCCAGGTAAGCGTCCTCTCAACCATAAAGAACCAAAACCAAGTAAAAAAGCACCTCGATGCCCACCGTGGCTTGAAGAGGACGCAAAGAAAGAATGGAAACGAATGAGCAAGGTACTAGAGTCTATGGGACTTTTGACTGAAATGGATATGACTGCTTTTGCAGGCTATTGCCAAGCCTATGCCAGATGGAAAGAGGCAGAAGAGTTTTTGACCAAGCATGGCTCTATCATCAAGACCCCCAACGGCTATCTCCAACAGGTACCACAAGTTTCTATTGCACAAACCAATATGAAAATTATGCTTAAATTCTCCGAGCAGTTCGGACTGACTCCATCTGCTAGAAGTCGCATTCAGGCTGACACTGCAGATGGTGAACAAGATGAAATGGAAAGTTTATTGAGGGAGGTGTAGGATGACCTATCACTATCAACCAAGCCCTTTTATGTTGCCAACCTCACACTACGATGAGAAAAAGGCAGATAGAGCAGTGGCTTTTATCCAAAACCTCAAGCATACCAAAGGCAAATGGGCAGGTAAGCCCTTTTTGTTATTACCATGGCAGGAACAGATTATTCGCGATTTGTTTGGGATTGTGAAGGATGATGGCAATAGACAGTTCCTATCAGCTTATGTTGAGATTCCAAAGAAGAACGGGAAGAGTGAACTTGCGGCTGCCATTGCTCTCTACTTACTTTATGCGGATGGAGAAGCCAGTGCAGAAGTATATGGTGCTGCCTGTGATAGAAACCAAGCCTCCATTGTATTTGACGTCGCTAAACAGATGGTTGGCATGTCCAATCCTCTGAATAAGCGTTCCAAAATAATGGGGGCGACTAAGCGAATCATTAACTATTCCAATGCAGGATTTTATCAAGTCCTCTCTGCAGAAACAGGAACAAAACACGGACTGAATGTTTCAGGTCTAGTATTTGATGAAATCCATGCTCAACCCAACCGTCACCTCTATGATGTTCTCACGAAGGGTTCTGGAGATGCGAGGGAACAACCTTTATTCTTTATTATCACAACAGCAGGGAATGATAAGAATTCCATCTGTTATGAGCTACATACCAAAGCTCTCGATATTCTGAATGGCCGAAAGCAAGATACTTCCTTTTATCCTGTTGTTTATGGACTTTCGGAAAGTGAGGATTGGAATGATGAAGAGAATTGGTTGAAGGCAAATCCGTCACTAGGACATACGATAGGGTTTGACCGAGTACGAGAAGCCTACAAGCAGGCATTAGACAATCCAGCTGAAGAAAATGTCTTCAAACAACTAAGGTTGAATATGTGGACGAGTTCGACGGTAGCTTGGTTACCTGAACATGTATTTGACAAAGGAAACCAGCAAATAGACCTTGGATCTCTTAGAGGACGAGAATGTTATGCAGGTCTAGATTTATCTAGCACATCGGATATCACTGCTTTCGTACTTGTTTTTCCACCAAGATCAGATGCCGAGAATTACATCATTCTACCTTATTTCTGGTTGCCAGAAGATACACTTGACCTTCGTTGTCGTCGCGACCATGTTCTCTACGATGTTTGGGAGCGACAAGGTTATATCAAGACAACGGAAGGGAATGTGGTCCACTATGGTTTTATTGAAAATTTCATAGAGCATTTATCGACCATTTACCACATTAAAGAGATAGCCTATGACCGATGGAATGCGACTCAGATGGTCCAGAACCTTGAGGATATGGGTCTAACACTAGTTCCTTTTGGTCAAGGGTATAAAGACATGAGTCCTCCATCAAAAGAACTCTTCAAGCTCATGATGGAAGGAAAAGTCACTCACGGAGGTCATCCAGTCCTCAAATGGATGGCACAAAATGTTGTCATGAGACAAGACCCTGCTGGGAACATTAAGCCTGATAAGGAAAAGTCAGTCGAAAAGATTGATGGTATTGTAGCCTTAATCATGGGATTAGACCGATGTATTCGCCATCAAGGTGAAAGTGGTAGTGTTTATGATAATCGAGGTATTTTGAGTTTTTAGAAAGGAAACACCAATGGGCCTATTAGAATTATTGGGACTAAAACGAGCCAGAGACAAACCGACCAACTCGTATGAGGGATCGGATTTTTCATACCTTTTTGGTCGAACAACCAGTGGCGAGAATGTGGATGAGTTTAAGGCGATGCAGACCACTGCGGTTTATGCCTGTGTTCGGATACTTGCAGAAGCCATTGCTTCACTCCCTATCCATGTATATGAACGAACCGAGACTGGCAAGGAGAAGCGATTTGACCATCCCTTATATTTCTTACTTCACGATGAACCAAATCCAGAGATGTCTTCCTTTGTCTTTAGGGAAACTATCATGAGCCATCTGCTTATTTGGGGGAATGCTTATGTTCAGATTATTCGAGACAGGGCAGGGCGGGTGATTAGCTTATATCCGCTCTTGCCTGACAAGATGACGGTACATCGTGATGATAAAGGAGTTCTCTATTATAAGTATCAAAGGCAGACGGAAGAGAATCCTAATTTCAAGGATAAAGGTTCAGTTGTTCTGAAGCAGGAAGATGTACTCCACATTCCCGGTCTTGGCTTTGATGGTTTGGTGGGGTACTCTCCGATAGCACTGGCCAAGAATGCTATTGGGATGACGTTAGCCACCGAAAATTATGGTGCTTCCTTTTTTAAGAATGGTGCAAATCCTGGTGGTGTTCTAGAGCATCCTGGAATTTTGAAAGACCCTAAACGTGTCAGGGACTCATGGAATGCGGTCTATAACGGAGTAACCAATGCCCACAAGGTGGCGGTTCTTGAAGAGGGTATGAAATACACTCAGGTCGGAATCCCACCAGAAGAAGCACAGTTCTTGCAGACGAGGAAATTTCAAATCAACGAAATTGCACGACTTTACCGTATTCCACCTCACATGGTAGGAGATTTGGAGAAGTCGTCTTTTTCCAACATTGAGCAGCAATCCCTAGAATTTGTCAAATACACACTAGACCCTTGGGTGGTTCGGATTGAACAGGCCTTCAAGAGGTCTCTTTTTTTACCCGAAGAAAAGAAAACTTACTTTGTCAAATTCAATGTGGACGGGCTTCTCCGTGGGGACTACCAGAGCCGTATGAATGGCTATGCCATCGGAAGGCAGAATGGGTGGCTATCCACTAATGATATCCGTGAGTTAGAAGATTTGAACCGTCTTTCTGATGAAGAAGGAGGCAATTTCTATCTGATTAACGGAAACATGACCAAACTAAAAGATGCTGGGGGCTTTATGAATCCACCAGCTGGAAAGGAAGACGATGCGTAACTTTTGGAATTTTACAGAAGATGAAAAAGGTCGCACATTGCGGATTGAAGGTCAGATTGCAGACGAGACATGGTTTGGCGATGAAGTCACACCTCAGCTTTTTAAATCTGACCTAGATGCAGGTAAAGGCGATATCACACTTTGGATCAATAGTCCAGGTGGAGATGTCTTTGCGGCTGCACAAATTTACAACATGTTAATGGACTACAAGGGAAATGTTCATGTCATCATTGATGGTCTAGCCGCAAGTGCTGCAAGTGTTATTGCCATGGCAGGTACTACCGTTTCTATGAGTCCAGTTGCCATGATGATGATTCACAATCCTTGGACTATTGCTCAAGGTGAGGCAAAGGATATGGAGAAAGTCATCGCCATGTTGGAAGAAATCAAGGAGTCCATTATCAATGCCTATGAGCTAAGAACTGGTCTTTCCCGAACTAAGATTTCCCACCTCATGGATAGTGAATCTTGGTTCAATGCCAAGAAAGCAGTTGAGCTAGGTTTTGCGGATAAAGTTCTTTTTGAGAACGATTCTACCAATGAAGCAGCAGATTCATATACCTATAGTCGTATGACGGCAACTAATCAGCTTGTGGTTAAACTTCAAGCCAAACTAGGGCAGAAGAAATCTACACACACTATTCCAATTAACCAGCTTGAAAAGCGGTTGAATTTATTGAAATAAAGGAGAGATACATGTCTACACTACTTGAACTAAAAGAGAAACGTAATACTGCTTGGGAACAAGCAAAGAACTTCCTCAATACTGTACGCTCAGATGAGGGGCTTGTGTCGGAAGAAGACGCTAAACGCTATGACGAGATGGAAGCAAAAATCAAACTCTACAACAAGGAGATTGCTCGCTTAGAACGGCAAGAAAAACTTGATTTAGAGTTATCACAACCAGCTACTCAAGCCTTAACTAGTCAACCTACACTGGGAGTTGAGAACAGTAAGGAAGATAAAGAAGGCATTGCATCCACCGTTTACAATGAAACCTTCTGGACAAATATCCGTAAGCGTAACTACTATGATGTCGCCAATGTCCTACGAGTCGGTGAGGATACAGAAGGCGGTCACTTAGTACCTGATGAGTATGAGAAGAAACTGGTCGAAGGCCTTCGTGAAGAAAACTTCTTCCGTAACTTGGCTACCGTTATCAAGACTTCGTCTGGTGAGCGTAAGATTCCTGTGGTGACAGGTCATGGCACTGCATCATGGATGGATGAGAATGGTCTGTATCCAGAGACTGATGAAACCTTTGGTCAAGTAACTCTGGATTCCTATAAGATTGGGACAGCTATTCGTGTGTCAGAAGAACTGATTAACGATTCTGTCTTTGATTTGGAAAGTTACATGACAGCTGAATTTGCTCGTCGCATTGGTACAGAAGAAGAAAAGTCATTCCTCATCGGTGACGGTTCTAAGAAACCAACTGGAATCTTTACCCAAGGAGAGGTGACTGGACCGACTACTGCGTCAAAGGACATTACCTTTGACGACATGATTGAACTCTATCATTCTTTGCCTGCACCATATCGCAAAAATGCAGTATGGATTTTGCATGATAGTACAGTGAAAGCTATTCGCAAACTCAAAGATGGTAATGGCAATTATATCTGGCAACCTTCAACACAAGCAGGTCAACCAGACCTCATTCTAAACCGTCCTTACTATACGTCCACCTTTGCGCCACTTCCAGAAGCAGGCAATAAGGCGATTGCTTTTGGGGATTTCTCTTACTACTGGATTGCGGACCGTCAAGGACGTACCTTCAAGCGTCTGAACGAACTCTATGCCGCAAATGGTCAGATTGGTTTTCTAGCCAGTCAACGTGTGGATGGCAAGTTGGTTCTTCCTGAAGCAGTTAAGGTGCTAACTGTAAAAGGTAAGTAGTCATGGTTACTTTGGAACAAGCAAAGATTTATTTGAAGTTGGAGACTGAAGGGGAGGATGATTTGGTGCGTTCTCTCCTTTCAAGCTCCAAGGAGATTTGCTTGGACATTCTCCGTAAAACAGAATCTGAGCTAGAAGCCGATGATAGTGAGATAGTGTCTACAGCTATACTTTTTGGTCTAGCTTATCTTTATGAACACCGTGAGGTCGCAAATCACAAGGAGCTAAAGGAGACTCTTTATCACCTACTCATGAGTAAACGAAAAGAGGTGTTTTGATGAGAATTGCCCCTTTAAGAGAGCGAGTTACCTTTTATCAACGACAGATTACGATGGATGACATTGGAAATGAAAGCAGTTCTTTCCAAGAATTATTCAGTCGCTGGTGCTCCGTACGGTTACTCTCAGAAAGCGAAAGTGATGGTGTTTCGAGTATTAAGACAGATAAACGACTTCGATTTACGCTCAGGTATGACCCAGTGATTTTATCATTAGACACAAGACAAACAAGATTGATTTATCAAAATCAGTCGTACAACATCACTGTCATAGATGGAGTAACTTATCCGAGAGAAATCATTCTAGTTGATGTGAGCAAGGAGGACAGTTATGACAACCATCCCAATTGAAGAATTATCGTCTATCATCGAAGAAGAGCTTGCGGACTATCTGGACGTAACAGTGGACCATGTCAGGCAGGTTGTAGATGAGGTAACGCAGGAGGCTGTTCAGGAATTGAAAGATAGTTCTCCTAGAAAGAGTGGGCGATATGCTCGTGGATGGACTTCAAAGACAGTCGAAGATAGTCCTACTGGAGTAACCAAGGCTATTCACAATCGAGTCGCAAGTTTAACCCATCTTCTTGAAAATGGACATGCCACTCGAAGTGGTGGTAGAGTAGCTGGTATTCGTCACATTGCACCCGTGGAGGAAAAGGCAATCCTAAAGATTGAGAAAGGCTTGAGAGAAAAGCTATGAAAAGTAATGAATTGTATAAGCACTTACAGACGCTTGACCTTCCACTTGCTTACCACCATTTTGAGGAAGGGCATAGTCCTAAGCCGCCTTTTATGGTCTATTACTATCCAGATTCTTCAAACTTTGGGGCAGACAACATAGCCTATCACAAAGGACTTTCAGTCGTTTTGGAAGTTTACACGGATAAGAAGGACCTAGACCTTGAAGCTAGAGTGGAAGATTTTCTGGATCGCCACTCTTTTTATTTTGACAAGGTAGAAACCTATATTGCTCCCGAAAAACTCTATCAGGAAGCCTATTATTTTGAACTTTAAGAAAGGAATACTTATGGCAGAACAAAATAAAGTGAATAGGTTACACTAAACTAGACAGAATTTATAACGTGTTCTACACTAAAGAAAAGAGGAGAACAGATATGTCTAGAAAAATTCGCCGTCATTTCACAGATGAGTTTAAACAACAAATTGTTGACCTACACAATGCAGGTATGAAGCGAAGCAAGATTATCAAAGAGTATGACTTGACCCCGTCTAGCTTTGACAAGTGGGTTAAACAAGCAAGAACAACTGGTTCCTTCAAAACTGTTGATAATCTGACAGATGAACAGCGTGAGTTGATAGAACTCAGAAAACGAAATCAAGAGCTCGAAATGCAATTAGACATTCTAAAGCAAGCGGCAGTGATTATGGCACGAAAAGGGAAATAATCACTGCTAACAAGGACAAATACAGCATTTCAGCCATGTGTCAATGCTTGAACATTCCTCGTTCCAGCTATTACTACAAAGCTGTAGTGCCAGTATCTGAGGCACAACTTGAAGAAATGGTGAAGCGCATTTTTCTTGACAGTAAGTCCAGATACGGCGCTAGGAAGATTAAGAAATGTCTGGAAGCACAAGGGATCACCTTGTCTCGCCGTCGGATTCGTCGCATCATGAAGAGATTGAATTTGGTTTCTGTTTACCAGAAGGCTGCCTTCAAACCGCATGCTAAAGGGAAAAATGAAGCACCCATTCCAAACCTCCTAGCCAGACAATTTAAGCAAGAAAAGCCACTTGAAGCTCTTGTGACAGACTTGACTTATGTCCGTATTGGTAAGCGTTGGGCTTACGTTTGCTTGATTCTTGACCTCTTCAATCGTGAAATCATTGGCCTCTCCCTTGGTTGGCACAAGACTGCTGACTTGGTCAAAGAAGCCATTCAAAGCATTCCCTACGCTCTGACCAAGGTCAAACTCTTCCATTCTGATCGTGGTAAGGAGTTTGATAATGCCTTGATTGATGAGATGTTAGAAGCCTTTGGCATCACACGTTCGCTGAGTCAAGCGGGTTGTCCTTATGACAATGCGGTAGCTGAGAGTACCTATCGCTCCTTCAAACTGGAGTTTATCAACCAAGAAAACTTCCGCTCTCTGGAAGAATTAACCCTTAAAACTAAGGATTATGTTCACTGGTGGAATCACCATCGCATCCACAGCACTCTTAATTACCAAACACCCATGACTAAAAGAGCAATCGTTTAA